CTTGAGACAGAAGCTCGATTGCGCGCACTGGAGTCCAAAGTGTTTGGAACTGTGCATGAAGATGAGCTGCCGGCCCCGCCGCAGTCATTCCCTGGCCCTGCTCCGCATGTAGAGGGTAGTGCCGCTGCTGCAATTGAGCAGATGCGCAAGCAGGCGATTGAACGACTGAAGCCGGTTGAGCCGGTTGATCCGGTTGAGCCGGTTAGCGAGCCTGCCCCTGAAAAGCAACCAAAGGCGGTCAAAGATGAAAAGCAAGAAAAAGTGCAGGCCAAAGCCAAGGCCGAAGTATTGACAGTCAGTGACCACGAAGAGATTGCAGGATAGAAGGTATGGCTAGCAAGAAAAAGGCTGGCAAGAAAAAGGTCGGTCGCCCGCCCAAGTACAGCCCAGATGTCAAGGCAGAGATTTGCCGCCGACTCGCTGAAGGTGAGCCTCTTGTCAGAATTTGCAGAGACAAGGGAATGCCCGCGATTTCTACCGTCTGGAGTTGGGAGCGGGAAGACCCTGAGTTTTCAAATCTTTCTGCGCGCGGGCGAGAGGACGGGACGCACACGCTCGCCCATGAATGCCTGGTCATTGCTGACGAGGAAGAGGATGTTCATCGGGCTCGCCTGAAGATTGATACTCGCATTCGCCTGATCGGTAAATGGAACCGCAAAATCTACGGCGATAAATTGGGCGTAGAGAATACGACGAGGGTTGAGGAGGCCAGCAAGGAAGACCTTATTGCTGAGCTGTCTGCGCAACTTGAGGGCTCTGATATGAAACTTGAGGACTTGTTAAAATGAAAGCTACTATCACGGCAGACGGGACTATTGGCCCTTCTCGCCTTCTCGGCATTTCCAGCTCTGACGCTCAGATTGGTATTCTTGGCGTATTTGACGGGGCCACGGTCACGGTTGAGTTTAGCGGCGATGGCACGACTTACGCCGCTATTGCCAACTCTACGGTAACTGAGCCTACGGTTTTGAAAAATATTCCAGGGGAGCGCTTCTGGATTCGCGCTGTTACCACCGACGCTGGTGGAAGTACGGATATTGACTTTAGCGTTGGATGAGTCGTCATAAGTTCACTCCGCAGGAGATCATAGCGGAGCTGATAAGGCGCAAGAACACCAGCGGCAAGATTTACGACCTCTATCCTGATGCTGGCCCGCTAAGGCGGGAGCTTTACCCCAAGCACATTGAGTCATTCTCGCTAGGCAAGACCAAGCTGATTCGGGCTGTCCAAAGCGCCAACGGGGTCGGCAAGACTTATTCGATTGGCGGTTTTGAGACGGCCTGTCACTTGACGGGGCTTTACCCTGAATGGTGGCCCGGATACAGGTACAAGAAGGCAAATCGGTGGTGGGCTGCGGGGGATACAAAGGAGACGACTCGCGACACTATCCAGGTCGCTCTTTTCGGCGAGCCCGGCAGCGAAGGGACTGGGCTTATTCCCGGCGACTGCATTGAAGAGATCAAGTGGCGGTCAAGCAAGTCGATTGACTACGCGCTCATCAAGCATGTATCTGGCCAGCTTTCCCGCATCGGATTAAAGGCGTATGAGCAGGGCGAAGAGAGCTTTCGCGGGCCGAACCTTGATGGCCTGTGGATGGATGAGCCAGCGCCATACAAGGTATTTTCAGAGGCAATGGCTAGGCTGCGCGGTGGCGAGCATCCAATATCGCTCTTGACGTACACGCCAATGGACGGAATTACACCGCTGACGATTGAGATGGAGACACTCTCTCCCGAGCGTGAGCTAATCTCGATAACCTGGGACGATGCGCCGCACGTCACAGAGGCATATAAGTCAGCAACATTGAAGAACACGCCAGCTCACATGCGGGCAACGCGAAGCACTGGCATACCGGCAATTGGCGAAGGGGCAGTTTATCCTGTGGATTTAGACACTATTCTTTGCGATCCACTGGAGAGAATACCGGATCACTGGCCCAGGCTTGTTGGTTTTGACGGCGGTTATCACAACACCGCTGCGCTCTGGGGTGCTGTGGATCGCGACACGGACACGATTTACGTTTATTCCGAGTACAAGAACGGCGAACAGCCGATCGCTTCACATGCCGCAGCTATTACCTGCCGTGGTAGCTGGATACCGATAGTCGGAGATGCGGCTGCTATCAATCAGGAGGACGGCAAGAACCTCGTCCAGGCATACGGCGATTATGGTGTTGATATTGCGCTGGCAGACAAGCACAGCAAGAGCGCGGCTATTGATAACGTGCTAGAGCGACTGCTGAGTGGGCGACTCAGGTTTTATAGAACGCTGGTGAAGTCTATTCTTGAGCTTCGGCAGTTTCGTTACAAGGATCAAAAGATTGTCAAGGAGAACGACCACTTGATGGACTGCTTGATTTATCTGGTGCGCATGATTGATATGGCCATGAGCAAGAGAGAGGCCACTATCCCGCAACCGCTGATCCACGACAAGAGATTTGGAGGACGTTTGTGATTGACACTCAAGGCGAAGATCGCGGGGCTGTAGAGTCTGCTCTAGCTGCGCTCGCCCAAAAACTCACCATCAAGAAAGAAAAGGCTGTCGATCACAAGCGGGCGGCAGAGTCTCGGTGGATTGAGGACGAGCGCCAGTATTGGGGCATCCGGTCAAAGCGCAACGATGAGGACTCGGATTCTGATCGCCCGCCAATTGACAATATCACTCGGTCCAAGACTGACATTGCCGCGAGTCGTATTGGAGATATGCTGTTTCCGACTAACGACAAGAACTTCGCGCTAACGGCGAGCCCGGAGCCTCTGGATATCGACGGCAACCCGATTGACGCAGCGCAGGCCGAGAAAGCTGTAGACCGCATTGAGCGCAAAGTCGAGGATAATCTCAACGCCTGCAACTACCCTAAACACGGACGCCAAGCCATTGAGGACGCCTGCCGTCTTGGAATCGGAATTATCAAGGGGCCATTCTCAAAGAGTGGCGTGAAGCGCGTTGTTAGGCGCAGCGAAGTCCCCGCAATCGACCCGATGACCGGGCAGCCCGCCGTGGACCCAATGACCGGCGAGGTGATTATTGAGGGCTATTCGGTGCGCTCAGAGATCGTGCGAGAGAACCGGCCAGCATCAGAGCGCGTAGACCCGTGGACATTTTTCCCATTGCCGTGCCGGTCAATGGATTCCTGTGAGGGCGTGTACCAGCTCCACCATATGCCCAAGTCAAAATTGTACGAGATGCGGAACTGGCCCGGATTCAGTGAAGAGGCGATTGGCCGCGTAATGTTAGAGAACAAGGGCAAGCCCTCTTACACAGGTCAAGAGTCGTCGCTGATTCGAGAGCGCCAAAACCTGCTTGAGAGCGGGCAATCAAACTTTCAGGACTACATTGTCTGGGAGTACCGGGGAGCGATTGACGCCGAGCTACTGCAAAAGATAGGTTTCGGTGAACTAGATGGCTCGCTCGATATGTACTGGGGTGAGGTATGGTTCAGCGGCAGCCACGTCATCAAAGTGGAAATTAACTCAATCCTTGGTGATGAGCGCGTCCCTTATTATGTTTTCTCTTACAAGCGTGACGATGCTGACATACTGAATGCTTGGGGCGTTCCTCGCCTGGTTCGAGAAGAGCAGGAGTCGGTTGACATTCTGTGGGAGGCCATTCAGTACAACGCAGAGTTGTGCAGCGGCCCGCAGACTACGGTTAAGCAGGGCAAGATTGAGCCGGCAAACGGCGATTACACGATTCGCGGCCCGAAGACTTGGATCATCAAGAGCAAGGACGTAAACAAATCGTCCGATGCAATTGTCCACGAGAACATTCCCTCAGTGGTCGGTCAATTGCTGCCAATCTACGACCGGGCCAAGCAGAACGCGAACGAAAATACTCAGTTGCCTATGCTTGCCCAAGGGGAGGCCGCTCAAACGCAAATGACCGCCTCCGGGCAGGCCATGGTCATGAACGCCCAGAATATCGTGCAGCGTCGAGCTGCTCACGGCTGGGACGATGACATTACTATTCCGATGCTCACTCGCTATTACTGGTGGGAGATGGAGTTTGGTGAAGACGATGACGCAAAGATTGAGATGCAGGTAGTGGCTCGCGGCTCGTCCTACCTGATGGTCAAGGACATGCAGGGCCAGCACGGGATGCTTGCGATGCAGCTTATCAACGGCGACCCAGAGCTACGGCAAGCCATTAAGGGTGTTGAGATGTACAAGCGGGTACTTGGGACGCTTGACTTCCCTACAGACGATCTCTGGCTGTCTGACGAAGAGATACAGCAGAGCGCGGCAAATCCGGCAGCTCAGATGCAGCAGCAGGCTCAAGAGGCTGAGTTGCGTAAGCTAATGGCTGAAGCGGCCAAAGCTGAAGCGGAGGCCCAGGCGGCCGCAAGCGATCAGTCCGCCGGTCGTGAGTTTGAGCGTGAAGAGGCAGACCGACGACTTCGCGACCGTGAGCTGCAGGTCAAGCTGATGATTGCTGAGATGGATATGAATGGCAAGCTGGCTGACGCGGCATCCCGAGAAAACGTGTCGCTGGCCCAGATTCAGAAAGACTTGGGCATTGCTGAGATGCGGATTGAGGTTGACGCCTATAAGGCTGAGATACAGGCCGCTCAGCGCGAGACTGATTCAGCGAGACGGGCAGAGAACGCGGCGGTCAAGAACCAGATTGATGCAAACCGGGAGATGAGCCGCAAGGAGAACCTTCGTCTCGGTCGAGATTCAATCTGATGGACGAGATTAACATCAAAGACTCAAGCTGGATCGCGGTCGAGAATTGGGCCAACACCCAGCTAAATGAAATTATCGGGTCACTTGATGAGCCTGGATACCTCGAAACGGCAGCGGATCGAGAGACAGCCATTAAGTGGCAATCGCAAGCAACGGTACTTCGAGAACTTCTAGGACTGCCAAAGGAACTATTAGATGAGCAATGAACTAAACGAGACCCTGACAGATGAGCAGGCTTTCGCCACACTCTACGATGAAGATGAGGCGCCGAAGACCGGCGCGGGATTAACTGAAGAGCAGGAGCCAGAAGCCCCTGAAGGTGAGCCGGAAGATCCGGGTCCGTCAGAGCCCCAAGAGCCCGATAGCGACGAAGAGCCGCAAAAGGGTGAGCCGGAGCGCTCAAGTGACGATCCCGAGCCCACTGTAAAGCAAAAGTCGGCGTCTGACCCAGGCAAGGCAGACAAGCCGCCCAAAATTGACAACGAGCCCGCGTGGTTCAAGGGCTTGAGCGACGAAGACCGCGATCAGGCCAAGAAAGAAATACAGACAATGGCTGATTATTCCAGCCGTTTGCACCAAAGTTACCAAGCTGTATATGGCCGCCTTGCCCCTGTGCAGCAGCAAAATGAGGACTTGCAGAAGCGACTCCTCAAAATCGAGCAAGGTGAAGCTCCGACTCTGAAAGACTTGGAGGATAATGATGGATGGAAAGCAATATCTGAAGACTTGCCCGAAGAGGCTGCACAGGTAAAGAAAGTTTTTGCCTCTCAGGCTAGGGCCATTCAGAACCAGCAGGCGCAATCCCAAAAAACTGCGTCCGGTTTAAGCCAGTTTCATCAAAAAGTCACTTCGCGAGAGTTCCAGCGACTTGAGCAAATGTTTCCGAACGCTAGGGCCATTACTCAGACGCCGCACTTCTCGCATTGGCGCAACGCAGTGCAATCTCAACCAACGCAATACCCGGACATCGCAGAAGCTATGGGGTCTCCGTTTGCGGAAGAGAGCGCGTATGTATTGCAGAAGTTTTGCCAAGATATGGAGCAGTATTTTCCTGACGAGGCATCACAGATGTTTCAGGCTGGACAGGCGCAGCAACAGGCTAGTTCCGCTGATCCCCAAAAACCAACTCAGAGACGCGAGCCTCCACCGCCATCGCCACCAAGTCAAGGCTCCGGTGTATCCGGCAGCTCTGGCAGAGGTAAGCCGATGACGCCAGAAGAGCAATTCGCTTCTCTATTCTGAGAGGAGTATTAAATCATGGCTGATTTAGGTCGTCATTATGACGGTTCAAACAACTACACAGGTGGCACTGCCACTGGACCGGGCAACCGGACAAACGTTTATGCGGTAAAAGAGTTCCTTGAACGGGCTCGTCCGCATGATATTTTCATTCCTGCAGCCGACATGAAGCCGGTTCCGATGTACAAGAACGAGACTGTTTCTTGGCGTCGGGTCGTCAATGACGCGGTATCAACCACTGAGATCACTGAGGGCGTCAACCCTGATTGGCAGTCAATCAGCTACGAGGACGTCACCGGCACGTTTGAGGAGCGTGTTGAAATCTACGCTGTTACGAGCCGCGCCCGCGACTTGAGCGAAGACGATCACCGCAAGGCGAACGTCGATCAGCTCAAAGACAAGGTTATGCGGATTCGTACCGCTGTTGCCTGGTCAAAGTGGCTCGCCGGCACGTCAGTGGTCTACAACGATCCGTCACACAGTGCCCGGACTTCAGTAAATGGCCCGGTGTCTCTCGGTATCCTTCAGGAAGCGATTCGTCTTCTGGACGACGCTAAGGGCATCACCTTTACCGAAGTGGACAATGGCGGCATGGAGAACGGTACGGTCGGCCTTGAGCCAGCCTATATCGCCTTCTGTCACACCAATCTCTTGCCGGATGTTCGTCGTATTGACGGGTTTACCAAGGTATCAGAGTACGGTGGTTCTGACCCGATCAGTAAATTCGAGCGCGGCAGCATTGAGCATTTGCGCTTCCTGATGTCTCCTGAGCTGACTGCCTTTGCCGGCGGTGGTGCAACGGCGACTGGCCTTAACCTGAAGGCGACTGACGTATCTGGAACAGACAAAGTTGACGTCTATCCGATCCTGATCACGGCGAAGAACGCTCTCGGCTGTGCTGACCTGAAGGGCTCTGGCTCGAAAGGATGGGGCGGCGTTGATGTCAAGATTCTGGACGGTGCCGACAAGGCTGATCCGGCTGGACTGAATGACCTCTTCGTGGCTCACTGGTATGACCTGCACGTTATTCTGAACGACAACTGGCTTGTCCGTTTGGAAGTTGGTGCTACGTCTGATCTGACCCAGCTGTAAACCCGCCGCAAGGCAAAACAGGCTCCCGGCGTCTTGCCGGGGGCTTTTAACATGGAGAAACTAATGTCTGTAGATCAAAGCCGCCTGGATCAAGCCCGGCAGGATCGGTTCGTTAATTCTGACCGTGCTGATTTGGAAGCGTTTGCGAGTGTTCTTGGTATTGATTACCACCCGAACATCGGAGACGAGAAGCTACGTGCTCGAATGCTGGAATCACTTGGTGAGCGCGTTGAAGATGCACCGCCAGAAATCTCGCTGCCAGAACCAGAGGCTGCAGGGCGATTGAGCAAGGATCAACTTGAGTTCCTGCTCGGTCTTAACCTAACATCCAACTGCGGCAAGTGGCCCGGTCGTCGTCGCATTGTCAGTATCGTGCGGCCTGACGAGTACAAGGGGCTGCGTCCTCATCCTTTCCGCTGGCACAACATGACCGTTTTCGTGCCGTGGAATACGCCTAGCTCAGTGCCGTGGCCCATTTACCAGATCATCAAAAACTCGAATCACGTTGAAGTGATTGAGAATGATTATGTGCGTGAGGGCAAGAAGTCCCGCAGCACATGGGATACCCGCATGGTCAACCGATGGAACTTCACTGACTTGGGCGATGATCCTGCAACGGCCCATTTGCCGCTTGACCAGAAAGAGCAATTTCGTATTATTGCCGAAGATCAGGACTTGTTCCGGGGTTACAGCAAGCGCAAAATGACTGTCGTTGCTCGACGCCTCAAGCTGCGCTATCCGCGAGGCGCTGAGGCCGAAGAGATTCGCGAGATCGTGTTGCGCTCCTTGGGATATGACGTTGACATGATGGAGGAGCTTGCTGCGTGAACTACCTGGAGCTGACCCAAGAGCTGATTGACGAGATTGGCACGGACGATTCGGCAATATTGACCGATGTCACTGACCCGCCTACTGCGCATATTCGTGATTGCGTGCGGTGGATTAATAAATCTTGGGTCAGCATCCAACTTCAGACCGCTTGGCGGTTTATGACAGAGCAAGGCGCTTTCAACACTACGCCAGATCAGGAGGGCTACGACTTACGGGCGCTGATTACTGACCCCGGCTTTCGTCGCCTCATGCCCTATACCAGCCCTCACAAGCAACGCTGGATTATTCACGATGGGGATACCCCGGTGTTCGTGTTTGACTACCTTGATTGGGCTGGTCGAAAAGAGTATCTGGATTTGCAGGCGGGTCAGCCACAATATGCGGTTATCGACCCAAGCGACAATATGCTGCTTATCCCGACACCTACTCAGGCCAAGTCAATCGCGTTCAATTACCTGAGGCAGCCGCAGCGACTTGCTGAAAATGCTGATATTCCGATCCTGCCCGAAGAGTTCCATGAGATTATTGTTCACAATGCTGGGCGTAAGTATGCCGGTTATGACGAAGCCAGCACCCAGTACCAGCGATTTGAGATTGAGTACGCTGACTTGTTCATGCAAATGTCTCAAGAACAAACACCAAACGTGCAAGTTCGGGGCAATCAATGAGCGCGATTCAGCTTGTCGGTGGTCTTGACCAATCAACATCAAAGATAGCCTCCAATCCCGGCACTCTTGCTGAGTGTGAGAATTTCGAGGTTGCTATTTCTGATGGGTATCGCAAAATTGACGGGTTTGCAAGGTATGACGGCAGGGAAATCCCAACGTCCCTTTCGACTTACACCTTCCGCAAGCAGTTTGCCGATGGGGAGCGCGGCGGTGGTTGGGGGACTACTCCTGACGGCGGGATTCCGTTCTACGAAGGGTTCGGTCTAAATAGCGGGATATGGCCCCCCTCATCATTCACCAACTTTGCTGTTGGCGATGAGGTCTATTTCAGGCTGCCGAAAAACGCTGACGCAACAACTAAGGGGACCGGAGCAAGCATCACATTTACCAATGTAGTTAGCTGGAGAGGCCCGGTAAAAGGTTACGTCATAGAGTCGCCGGAGTTTATTAACGTGGCCGGGGATGGGATAGATGACGTTGACCTAACGGTTAGGACTGGGCAAGTGTTTTTCCCTTCCGTTGATTCTTTCATCGGCCCGGTCAACTTCCCTATTATTCCAAACGAGCCTAAGGAGAGATATGGGCGCACAGTAATATACAAGAACGAAGTTCAGCAGGCCGGTTCCTCTGAGGGCTCAACCCTGTTCACTTATGGCAACACCTTTACCGACATGCTTGTATCGGGCGCTCACGGAACAGAGGGGATATTTAACGCTCACATGCTGCCATCAAGCGGGCTTTCGTGGCTTGCTTACAACAATGCGGCAAGCCTCAACCAGCAGGCATACAGGCAGACCGTGCAGCAATTTCCTGGAGGCTATCCATTGGGTATGACTTGGTTTAGGGGTGAGAACTATGGAGTCGCCAGAACTTACCGCTACAACATGGAGGATGCCAGCTACGATTCGACGATAGCAGCCCTCTATGTGCCCAATCAGTGGGCTTATTACTCTCAGGACCACCAGCTTGTAACCACTGGCCCTCTGGGGAACAGAGACCCCCGCAGCCTCATTCCACCGGAAGATGGCGTAGGCGTCTATCAAACCTGCCGTATTGTTGACTTAGGGGAGTCTATCGAGCTTCTGATGCCGGAGCCCGACCCAGTAGCCACCTCGCTTGAGCAGATGCCTATTGGTCGAGATATAAACCTCTTGACGGAGCTGAAATTCATAAATTCGGAGATATTTCCTTCCTTTGGTGACACTCTTGATTCGTCTGGCGGCTATGAGTGCATTGTTCGCGCTGTCATTGAAGTGGCTGGGGAGGAGTACCTTGGCATTTGCTTGGTTGAAACCGTGTCTGGCTCAGTGGCTCAGGGTGACGTGTTGACCGATTCAAGCGCCGATAATGTATTTGAGGTCTATTCCGTCTTTGGGGGAAGCGCTGTAGATGAGCCCCTGTGTACGATTGAAGCTAGAGTCAGCTCTGATGATGCGGTAATTGTTAAGTCTGGGTCTGGCGAGGGGTTTATTCCAACAAATATGGGTTATGAGTCCGAGATTGAAACAGCGACAACTGAGCCTGTGTCGGTCTTGGATCAGTCGGACGGCGCTGGCAACATAACTGATACGGGATTCAGGACGCTTTCAAATGTCTACATTGGCGGGTCTGGAAACATAACATGGACTCAAGCCACTGTTGCTAGGCTTGAGGTTGACGGCGGCACATACGCCCAGATCAACCACGGGTCAGGAACTTCGATACCTTCAGGCCGACCTTTGATCCTTGAAGGGTTTGGCTTTGAGCTTGATGACGTTGACGTTCTGACGGGGGTTGAGGTTGAGATAACAGCTCAGGCGCGCACTGACGCAGCAACGGTCCCTCCATCGCCAAGCATTGATATATACCGAGTCGGACTGGTTGACCCAGACAACCCTACCGACTCTGGAATAGACTGGATTACGGTAAACAAAGAGATCAGCACGACGAAGGGCACGATCACGGTTGGAAGTTTAAGCGAGATGTTTGGCTCCAAGCTGACGAGCTCTGACGCATCGAAAATAAATTTCGGCGTCGCCATTCAGACAAGGCGAAGAAGAAGCGCGATTTCTTTTTCGGATTGGGGTCGAATTTTCTTGGTTCGCGTCAAGGCTCATTATCGTCAGAAGTCGGCTACCGTTTATTTCTACGACGGAGTGAGCGCAGACTATGGTTCGGCAGAGGTTCTTGATAGCTACCTGAAAAGTGGCGCATGGGATGGAACTGGCGATGGTTATCTGTCATTTCGGTCGATGACCCTTACCAGCCCTATTCCTGCCGGGGCCGAGATCAGGACTGGCGCGGATGGTGCTGGGTCTCTTGTCGCCAACGCGCTTTTCCAGCCAGCGCCAAACAGGCTCCCTGGCCCTCTCAAGCTGGCAGAAGAGTCAAGCCAGTATCAGTTCATAACAAGCAACTTCTTTGCAAGCGAGAATCTTGAGGCTGTTTACGGCGCGTCTGGTGCGGGCAATGCGTTTACGTTTAATGATAGCTATTTCATTTGGATCAGGACAGGGCTCGACGACGATAAGGCTATCCCCCGGCACATAGGGAGGCTCAAGGACCGGCTCGTATTGGGGTACGCAAATGGAAATATAGATATGTCTGTCCCAGCGGAGCCCACGGACTACTCTGGCAGTGACGCTCTGACGCTTGGGGTGGGGGATAAAATTGTGGGGATGTTGCGAGCCCAGGGTGATGCGCTATTTGTATTCACTGAAAGCCAGATCATTGCTTACCAGGGCGCGGATAACGACACTCTTCAGCCCAGCATTATCAGTGCCAACTCTGGCGCTATCGAATACACGGTTCAGGATATGGGCATCCCGGTTTTCTGTGATTTCAGGGGCGTCAGCACCATATCTGTAACGGACAAATACGGGGACTTTCAGAGAGGCCGGTTGAGCGAGCTTGTGCATCCCTGGCTTAACCCAAGACTTCAGGGCGTGAACAAGGGGCTTGATGCTGATCAGTCGGTAGCGGGGAGCATCGTCGTGAGAAACAAATCTCAGTACAGGGTGATCTTTAAGGACGGTTACGTTCTTACGATGACGTTCCGGCGCGATACTCCCGAGTTCACCATTCAACGATATTCAGTTAAGAAGGATGGCGAATATCTGGACGTTGATGGCGATAGTCTTAGCCCGACTCCGGCGTCATGGGTTTACAGCGAAGAGCCTGTTTTGTTCTCTTGCGCCTCATGGGGTATTGATGAGCGCGGATCAGATCGGATATTTCTAGGCGCTCAAAACTACCCTCACATGATAGAACTCGACCGTGGAAATACTTTTGACGGGCTTCCGATATCGTCTTACTTAGTTACGAATCCTTTCAACAAGGGTGACACAGAGATGAACGCTCGGTTCAATGTCATGCACATTCACTCCAGCATTCGTGGGTATGCTGAGCTTTCGCACCAAGTCGGGACGGATTACAGCCCGCCGGCAGGCCGTGAAGAGAGCTTTGCGCTTGGGGACAACACCCAAGACTATTATTCTGGAGAAAGGCCCGCTTTCTCAAAAACAAGAACTAACGCAAGGGGTCGTGATATTTCCATCAGACTCAACCACGAATCAACAACTGATCAGCCGTTCACAATACAGGCGCTGGGCTTTGCAGATGTCTCGCCAAGGAGGAAAGAGCGATGAGTTCGCCATTTGATTTCAATTTAGGCACAACCATAAACGGCAATTCTAACTACAACGTAGGGATGAACATTGACCCCTCGTTGTTCAATGCGGCCGCTAATTTCAGGAGTGGTCTCGGTGGCGGCGGGGCGTCGTCCGTGGGGTTCAGCGCAGGCGGCCCCGCCGGATCAGCGATGGGGCCAGCTAGTCAGCAAGTTCAAGACAATCAGCTAATGAG